TATCAACAAAAGCATGAACACATCCTTCACGCCATTCATTACGATCTTGGAATGTATCAAACTCACGTTGCATGATCTTGTAATACTTACGACCATTCTTTATAACGAAGGTGGTAAGATTAGCAGTACCATTCTTTACATCTTCTAACCGCTTTTTAGAGTAGTCAGAATCAGAACCTGCAAACATTCTTATTGAATGTTGCTTATAGTTTTCTGTTAATGAATCACAATAGGTTTGTGTCCAATCCAGAACTCTTTCAGATAATGTGGACATAAAACCTCATTTTGTTTGGAGTGTGGAAGTAGTGCGATCACCTCGTTCAATACAAGGTCATTTAAGATCCTTCTCCCCTCCACTTCTATATAATAACCGATTTTAGGGTATTGTGGGGTAAATGTGGACAGCTTGCTGACTGTCACACTACCATGCTTTTTCCATTGTGAAATTAAAGAAAGAGAATACCTCACGATTGATGACCTTATATGTACCAAACTCATTAGAGATTACATAACCCTCATGGTCACACATACTCTCACCTATGTAACAATCAACATCATCATACCTCTCAATGTAATCAAACATTTCCAACTTGATTGACTCTACTAACTTCCATAAACGTAGAACATTTATGTCGCAATTGTTATCATCAGCAATTGCATCTAATAGTAAATCATCAAGTTCAATCTCATTGCGAATACATTTGTTTAATTGCTTCTTAATCCTAGTGGCTTTCTTAACATCAACAAAGTCACATAAAGTGGCAATTTGTCTAGCAAATTTGCATGAGTTGTTGATAGTTTCCCTATTAGAATAAAGTGTTACATCAGGTTTGACCCATTTAGTATATTCTGTATCCCTTAAATCAAACTCATAAGGTTTAACAACTGCATTTCTTAAATCATCCTTTGCCTCGTAATATGTGTGAGGTGCAATGATAATTTCTGCATCAATAACCTCATCAAAGTAATAAGTTATTGTGTTAGGTGTGTAATGATCTTTACCACCAAATCCAATGAAATCACCTTGATAAATGCCTGGCAAAAATGGTAGATTGTCAAAGCATTTGTGTAAGATAGTGGCTACTTTACCTTGATGATTAGTATCAATTTCCTCATGGGAATGATTGATCTTAATTTTAACTTTATTGAAGACAGATTTAGTGCCTACAAAAAACTTTCCATTGGCAGGATTAGTACCCCAAACTATTGCTGGAGCTCCGTCAATCTTCGCTGAAATGTTACTCTCAGCGATAAACCAGTCCAGTACGGATAGATCACCAGTAAGGATGCTATCTTCGGGGTGTTCGATGTGAGTATTTTTCATACTTATAGTATAGCAATAAAAAAGCACCCATGCAAGGGTGCTTGTGACAGTTACTTAACTGGTTGTGCCAGTTTCAAGAGTTCTTTAACTCCTGCCTCTAAGTATAAAATAGGGAGCAAGATTAAAGATAAACCATCACGAGGATAATCATTTAGCAATGACTTAACACTTTTAGTCTCAACTTTAGCCTCTTCGTTAACATCATCCACTTGAATTTTTGCGGGTGATGTATTTATTTTAGAAGCAGACTTTCTACGAGTTGTTGATACTTTTTTGCGAGGTGTGGTTGCCTTGCGTGTACGTGTCTTGCGTGTAGAAGTTGCTGCTGTCAAATTAGTCAATTTATTTGGACTCCTTCATTCTACATCATTAAAGGCACTCGTCAATCCATTGTGTACCACCTTGTTATCTGGCACACGCTGTTGAATTAGATCATTATACTCTTCATGTAACTCACATCCAATATAATGCCTACCCAAATCCCTTGCTACCATTGCAGTTGTGCCACTTCCTATGAACGGATCTAATACAATATCATTCTCCTCACTACCAGCAAGTATGCAAGGTTTAATTAAATCAGGTGGAAATACTGCAAAATGTGAACCTTTATAAGGTTTTTTATTGATATTCCATACACTTCTCTTACGTCTTGTTGGTTCTTTGATAACATCTACATCGAAATAATAGTTTTGATTCTTACTTAATAAGAACATATATTCATGGGATTTAGTACACCTATCACGCACACTTTCAGGCATTGGATTAGGTTTATTCCATATAATATCTTGTCTTAAGTACCACCCATCAGCCCTTAATGCAAACGCTAACATCCACGGAATACCAATCAAATCTTTCTCTTTTAGTCCCTCTAATTTATTACCACGCCTCGCACATTTGTCTGGTAAATCTTGTTTAGTAGCAGACACAGTTTGTTTTACTAATGCCTGACCTTTTCCTGGTCTATAGTTATAGTAACTATCACCAATATTCACCCATAATGTACCATCATCACTCAAACAGTTTCTAACACTGCGGAATATATTCACGAGGTTATTAATATACTCTTCTGGTGTATCTTCTAATCCTATTTGTTTACCTTCATCACCATAGTTTCTTAAACCATAATAAGGTGGGGATGTTACGCACATCCTCACCTTTTCATCAATTTGTGATAGTGTTTCACGACAATCACCAAACAAAATTGTATCTTTCATCAATAATCTTTTGGCCTACCATCTTGTGATTTGTACATATCAAGAGATGCTTGATCTCTTCTATTTTTTATATACTCCAACTCATTCCAGTTATTTTTATTACATAATAAAGTAACATGCACATTCTTGTGTCTCATTGGTTTACCAGAAGTATAAGTACATTCTTTTTTAGGATATACACGAACTTCTATAGTAATATACTGAGACAATGGATTCCACCCTTGTTTTACACGTTTTTCATTGTCTACTGGTTCACCTTTATGATAAACCCACCCCTCTTCCCAATCACCATTTGGTCTTTTCCAAATAACATAATCGTCTACTTGGGGTTCATACATTATACTCTATTTTGTTCTAATGTTTGTAATCCATCATCGGGGTGAGTAGAAGGAACTGCTCTTAATCTATTCGGAGCTATGCCATCATCAATATAAACATTCAACCAACGATCACACTCTTCTTTGGTTAAACGATCTGATTGAGGGTCAATACTTGTCCATCCATTTGTAGATAATTCTTGAACCTTCCAAAGTTTCTCTTGAGTCATTAGATAATAATCTCCAGCACTAAGTATATATTAAAATACCCTATCAGTATAACCGATAGGGTACTATTTGTCAAATAAGGAATTCAGCGATGTAATAATCAACAGTGATTTCTAACTTAGCTGCTTCCTTTTCACATTCACTGATAAACTTTTCAATCATTTCATCAGTTTGGTTTAAAAAATCTTCTTTCACGAAAGCACCTCCAATCCAGATTTGTTGAATGTTTTGCCTAACATTGGAACATAAAGTTCGCCATCATCTTTTAGCATGTAAAGCATTTTGTTAAACCACTCGTTGTTTACACGATGCTGTTCTCTTGTCAATCCTTTGATGTAAGATTGACTCCACCTACCCCTGTATGCCATAATGAAGAAGTTTTAACATTTATATAATGCCATATTCACGAGGGAAAGTCAACTGACAGTGGACAGTTCCCGAAGTGCCACCATCTTTGTAAATAATCCTTCCATATTATAATATAACTGATAATTTTCTGTTGTTACATAATGGCCTTTGATGTCACTACCATCACAGTGCCAGCCATACGCTTTAACCCTCTCCTCAACACCATCTATCCTCATTTTCTTACTACCATCGAGGTAAGAATGGTATCGCTCGTCTAGGTTAATCATAGTTTTAGAAGGAATGTGTTGAGATTATAACATAATATATGTAATATATCTAGGACTTTAATAATGTCTTTACAGTTTTGTAATACTATTTAATAAAACCTTTCATAGTCATCACTAACTTGAACCTCTATAGTATCAAAGATTCTATTTAATGATCTAGCAAATATTCTATAACCTGATCCAACATATAATTGGCCTGCTACCACAGAGAATGTAGCAATACCCCAGAATAGATAATAAAATCTGGACTTCACTTGATTTCGTACTTTATCTTTAGTTAACATAATTAATACTCCCTTTTGTCTGCATAATAATCACCCAATGCTCCACTCATTAAAGTTTCACTAATCTCACCATTGGGTGTGGTGATTGTAGGTTCTACATGGTCATTCTTCTCTCCAAACTTTAATGATGTAGTGTGAGGATTAGGTAACTGTCTTACTATTTCAATTACTTGATCCTTTATCTCCATCAATTCATGATAACATTGTTGGTTATGAGAACATCCCCTCAATCTATCATCAGGTTTATGTAAAGACTCCAACATAAGAGTCTTTCCACGTTCCCACTTTTCTTGTTTAGTTTCACTCATTTGATGATCTCCCAATCTGTGTCGTCACTTTCCATAATAGAGAATAGATACCTACCTGAAATAGATGATAGAAATACTCTACCATCCTCACGTTTATCTATCCTACATGAATGTAACCTATCCATCTTATTTACGAAGCGAGAATTAGCCTCTTTAGATTTAGGTTTGACGTAGAGAAATTCAGATTTCATTGAAAGGTTTGAATTAACGATAGTATAACATAAAAAAAGGGGGAAGTAAATCCCCCTTGTGACAGTTATTTACTTACAAAATAAATCAATGTATGATTTGACTTCCTCTAGACTAACAACCCTCTTACCACTAGGATTTGCTAACGCATCAACGGCATTAACAAACTGCTTATTTTTCTTGTTGAAGAACGATCCCTTAAATGGATTACCTTTTTCTCTTATAAAGTATTCATTAACATGACCTGCTACTTTTATCAAGTGCATCCAAGGCTTCTTATCATTAGTTGTACTTCCCAAATATGAGAAAGTATCAAAGATTGAAAAATAATTTTCAATATGTTCAACAACATCAAATGGATATCCTAATCCACCCATTGCATCATCAAGAAGTGGTTGTAACCTCTTATGGAAATTGTAAAGGGCCCTCAAAAGATATACAGATACCTCCTTTCCTGGCTTTTCATTTGTCCAATCTACAGAATTGCAAATGGTTTGAATGATATCTTTAAGAGTGTCCACCTCATCATCATTGATGGCATAAGAAAGTAACTTTTTAAGTTGTGCTACTTTGGTTATGGTGTACTTTGGATTTTTAACTAAAGGAAAAGGGAATGAGATAGGTTGCCAAGTAAGATTGGGAATACTTAGATATAAATTCTGAAGACTAATAGACATTGAATCACCAAGAGCAACTTGATGAGGTAGTGCCTCCCAATCTTTAGTAGAGTTGATTCCCTTTACTTCTTTAAAGAATACTTTTGAAGCTTCAAGAGACCTCTCTTGATTAGAAACACTACGATCAAAAGCAACAACCCTTGTCATCACTTCTATGTCCTCATTGATTACATTAGCGAGTGATGCAACCTGAGCTGTGGTGTGTTGTTTCTTAACGACATGAAATTCATCTGCTGTCTCATCATAAAAAGCAACAGGATTTTCTGACTCACAGAAATCTATGGTATTATTGAAGAGTTCAAAATTTTCAACACAATATTCGGGACGAACCATCCGAACTTGTCCTTGCTTATATGCAAGTTTTGAAATGGGAAGTTTAACTGTATATGTTACTTTTTTTGCTTCCTGTTTGGAATACAAGTCTTCAAAGTTATCCAAACTTAAAAAACATGAATCAAATCCCTGTGGATATTTGACTGATTCTTTTGTCGCATTTGAATCGACAATGGATTGGTTAAGAGCATTAAAACGGGGCTGCTTAACTAATTCTAGGGCCCTAATTGCGGCCAAGTTGTTAGACATGATAGAAAAATAGAAAAAACAATTTGTAAAAACAAAACCTTTTTACGAGGGTGAACTCGATACTATTTAGTAATAGTATCACTAATCAAACGATCTTTTAATACTCGTTTCATTAGATTTAAAGAAACTTGCTGTGGTCGTTGTTTCCAACCATACCACTTCGATTTCTTTCCTGTATTATAGGGTGGAGTTTGTCCCTTGTCAAGGTATTGGTGTGCAGTACAGTCATAAACCTTAACATTGTCTTGTAACCACCAGTGCTTTTCACCCCGATAGTCTTCTCCACTCATGGGAGTAAGTATATCACAATCCATCAGATAATACAAGGCTTGGGATGAATGATAACAATGACCATAATATTTGTTAGTTAATAGATCACTAGGATACATTAACGACTTCCTCCCTTTAAGTAGATCTGGTGTAAGATTATCTTGAATCAATCCTATCACCAGATCTATTTCAGAGTAAGAATAAGGATCAAAAGATAATGTTCTTGTCTCAAATATCTTTTTATCTTTATATCTGTGTCTTTGTATATTCTTCATATAATACGTTTTCCATACGATGTGCTTCCAGTTCCCATGGCTGGTCACTATAGTCCGTCTGAGAGTGGTCTATGCCCTTCCAGAGGCGTTGATTACGCTTATCCCTTAAATCACCACGCACATGCTGTAATATGTGCCAGAGTTCATGTAGAAGGG